TCTTGTTGACATTTCTCTCTTAGTCAGTTATACTATATTATTAACTGATAATTTTAAGGACCACGATCTTAAGATACATACAGTTTATACAAAAGAAGATAGTTCAAACAACCAGAAGTTTAGTTATATTATTGAAATGGAAAACAGTCTAATAGACATATACAGTATGGCAAAATTAAACAAATCAACGTTTGACAAAAACTATATTCTGCAATATACTACCCATATACGAGAACTGATAAATACAAAGAATTAATAGAAATAAGAATAGGAATATAATGGAATTGAATACGTCTAAGGAACAAATCATTAACACATCTGCAATTAAGATTAAAAAAAGAGACGGGCGGTTAGAACCTTTAGACATTGACAAAATTCATTTTGTTGTAGAAGAAGCCTGCGAAGGCTTATCAGGTGTTTCTTCATCACAGATAGAAATTAATGCCAACATACAATTTTACGATGGCATGACAACAAAAGAAGTTCAACAAATTTTAGTGCGTTCAGCAAACGATCTTATCTCATTAGAAACACCTAACTATCAATATGCCGCGGCAAGATTACTTTCATATGATGTGCGTAAAGAAGCACACGGACAATATGAATATATGCCTTTGTTAAAATTAATCATAAGAAATATTAAGGCAGGTGTTTATGATAAAGGTATTGTAGAAAAATTTTCAAAGACTGATATTAAAAAAATGAATACATGGATCAAGAGAGAAAGAGATCTTGATTTTACATACGCAGGTTTAAGACAAGTGGTAGACAAATATCTTGTGCAAGATAGATCATCAGGAGATTTATTTGAAACACCTCAAGATATGTACATGATGATTGCGGCAACACTGTTTGCAGAATATCCAGCAAAGACTAGAATGAGTTATGTTAAAAAATATTACGATGCTGTATCAACATTTAAAATTAACATTCCAACTCCAGTAATGGCAGGAGTAAGAACTCCTATTAGACAATTTGCTTCATGTGTATTGATAGATAGCGATGACACATTGTCTAGTATCTTTTCAAGTGATATGGCAATTGGTTTATATGTTGCCAGAAGAGCAGGCATAGGAATCAATGCAGGACGTATCAGAGGTATCAATGCAAAAATAAGAGGAGGGGAGGTTCAACACACAGGAGTCATTCCGTTCCTTAAAAAATTCGAATCAACTGTGAGATGTTGTACACAAAACGGAGTACGTGGTGGATCAGCAACTGTTCACTTTCCAATATGGCACCAAGAGATCGAAGACATTCTTGTGCTTAAAAACAATAAAGGTACAGAAGACAACAGAGTACGTAAGTTAGATTATTCAATACAGATATCTAAAATGTTCTATGAAAGATTTATGAACGATGAAGATATTACATTATTCTCACCACATGAAACACCAGGATTGTATGATGCATTTGGAACAGATTCGTTTGATGCACTTTACAAAAAATATGAAAAAGATTCATCAATTAATAAAAAGACTATTCCAGCACAAGATTTATTTTCTGATTTATTAAAAGAAAGAGCAGAAACAGGACGTATCTACATAATGAATTTGGATCACTGTAATACACATAGTTCATTCAAAGACAAAGTATCAATGAGTAATCTGTGTCAAGAAATTACATTGCCTACAACACCTATCAATGCAATAGACGATTCACAAGGAGAAATAGCATTGTGTATTTTAAGTGCAATCAATGTAGGACAATTAAACAATTTAGAAGATTTAGAAAACTTATGTGAATTGGCTGTTAGAGCATTGGAAGAAATTATAGAATATCAAGACTATCCTGTGAAAGCGGCAGAAGTATCCACAAAATCTAGAAGAAGTTTAGGTATAGGTTATATTGGATTGGCACACTATCTTGCAAAACAAGGTTTTAAATATTCTGAGAAAGGTGCTTGGGATTCAGTTGATAGACTTACAGAAGCATTTCAATTTTATCTACTTAAAGCATCTAACAAATTAGCACAAGAAAGAGGTGCTTGTGAAGGATTCAAACAAACAAAATATGCAGACGGTCTATTGCCAATTGATCACTACAAAAAAGAAATTGATGAAATCGTGCCACACAAACAACGAATGGCATGGGAGGCATTGAGAAAAGACATTATAAAATACGGATTAAGACACTCAACGTTGTCAGCACAGATGCCGTCAGAAAGTTCTTCCGTTGTTAGTAACGAAACAAATGGTATAGAACCACCAAGAGCATTAATGGCAATTAAGAAAAGTAAGAAAGGTCCTCTTAAACAAATAGCACCTGGATACCCTAAACTAAAGAATGCTTACACATTGCTTTGGGATATGCCAGACAACACAGGTTATATTAATGTGGTAGCAATGATGCAGAAATATTTTGATCAGGCTATATCAGGAAACTGGAGTTACAATCCATTACATTATGAAAACAATGAAGTTCCAATCTCAGCAATGGCACAAGATATGTTGTCAGCATACAAATATGGTTGGAAAACAAGTTATTATCAAAATACATATGATTTCAAAGGTGAAGAAGAAGATGTTCAACCAGCAGGGATAGACACAATGTCAGCAAACCTTAATGGTGCACACCTAAATGGAGTTAATGGCGAAGCAACTGTGGAAGAACAGTTGGCAGATTTAGAAGACGGTGAGTGTGATGCCTGTACAATATAAGCACATAGAATTTTTAATTAAAATGGATAATTAAATTACATGACGAAAACAGTATTCAATAAACAAAAAATAGACTACTTGAAACAACCCATGTTCTTTGGTGAAGATGGTGGTGTGCAGAGATATGACGAGTTTAAATATCCACAGTTTGATAAACTGAATCAAACAATGATTGGATACTTTTGGAGACCAGAAGAAGTATCACTTCAAAAAGACAGAGCAGACTATCAAGGTTTCAGACCTGAACAAAAACACATATTCACATCGAACTTGAAATATCAAACACTGTTGGATTCAGTGCAGGGCAGAGGACCAAGTCTTATGTTCTTGCCATATGTTTCTAATCCAGAACTAGAAGGATGTATTGTTACTTGGGACTTTTTTGAAACTATACACTCACGTTCATACACACACATCATGAAGAACATTTACAGTGATCCTACAGAAGTGTTTGACACTATTTTAAATGATAAAGAAATATTAAAGAGAGCTCAGTCAGTTACAAGAGAGTATGACAAGTTTGGTAAAATGGCATTGGATCATGCAGTAGGCAAAAAAGTAGATATGATTGATCTTAAAAAACAATTATACCTAGCAATGAACACAGTGAACTTGTTAGAAGGTTTAAGATTTTATATTTCATTTGCTTGTACCTTTGCATTTGGCGAACTTAAACTTATGGAAGGTTCAGCAAAAATACTTTCATTGATTGCTAGAGATGAAGCAACACACTTGAACTTGTCAACACACATTATCAAAGCATGGCAAAAAGGAGACGATCCTGAAATGACCAAAGCAATGAAAGGCACAGACAAAACAGTTATTCAAATGTTTAAAGATACAGTAGAAGAAGAAAAAGCATGGGCGAAACATTTATTCAAAGATGGTTCTTTAATTGGACTTAATGAAAAATTACTAGGACAATATGTTGAATGGATTGCTAACAAGAGATTGAGAGCATTAGGTTACGATCCAATATATGATGTATCAGCATCACAAAATCCTTTACCGTGGACACAGCATTGGCTATCATCAAAAGGTATGCAGGTAGCACCACAAGAAACAGAAGTAGAATCTTACATTGTTGGTGGTATCAAACAAGACGTACAAAAAGGTCAATTCAAAAAATTCTCATTATAATGACTGACTTCAACACAATGAATGGATTAGAAGTTTTGATCCATTTATTGACACATCCAGAAGACGGAATGTTTCTTTGGATTTTAATAATTTTTGGTGTAGTGATGATTGGAATCAGTTTGTATCTTGACAAAGATGATCGTACAATTGATTGCAAACCCCAACCACCAGAACATCACCTATAATATTGACTTTTAATCCTAAAGAAGTTATAATAAGATATGCCCAAATATAATTTACTATGTACTAGAGATCATGAATTCGAAGGATGGTTCGCATCGGAGAAATCATATTTGGATCAAAAAAATAAAAAACTGATTGCTTGTCCAATATGTGATAACACAGGCATACGGAGAGCAGTAATGGCTCCGAATGTAAACGTTAAATCCAAAAAAATAAAAAGTAAAAAAAGCAACACTGCATTTTACAATAGCAGATCAACCCTACAACATCTTAAGACATGGGTAGAAAAAAATTGTGAAAATGTTGGTGATAACTTTGCAAAGGAGGCTCGGAAAGCATCCTCTGGAGAACGTGATGACCATATATACGGTACAGCATCAGACAAAGAAATAACTGATCTTCATAAAGAAGGAATAGGAGCAATAAGGATACCAAATGTCAAAGATAACTAAAGCGATTGTATGGAGCAACGTAGGTTGTTCATACTGTGAACAAGCAAAAAACCTATTGAAGTCAAAAAATATAGAGTTTGAAGAAAGAAATATAGCACACGGAACGTGGACAGTGCAACAGTTACAAGAAGCAGTTCCAGGTGCAAGAACAGTGCCTCAAATATTTGTTGATGAAAAACATATAGGTGGATTTCAAGAACTAAAAACATTAATTGATCAACAAGGGAGCGACAATGCCTAGTCTACAAGAAGGTGATATCGTCACAATCAAACTGATGAGTGGTGAAGAAGTGTTAGCCAAACTGATTGAAGTTACAGATACTTCTATCAAGATATCAAAACCCAGAGCAGTGGTTAATATTCCTAACAAAGGAATAGGTCTTGGACCATTTGTATTCACAGTGCCTCAAACTGCTGATATAGAAATATTCAAAAGCAA